GCGCTACACGCTGGACCGAGTAGACGGCGTCGTCTAGGCCGGCGTTGTAGAGGATCGCGTCTCGGTGGTAGGAGGCGACTGCTCGAGTCATGGCGTTAGTTGCCGAGGACTCCATAGCGTCGTATCCGGCTCCGAGGTAGGACTTCATCGCGTAGCCGATCACCGGCTCCGCCTTGGCCTGTAAGTCGTACTTCGGCATACGTGCCTGATACGCCATGACGCCTCGAGTCTTAGCGGCCGCGTAGCGGGTCTCACGAGTCCGGCGAGCGTCCTTAGAGAGGTTCCCTAGCGTCGGATAGATGTTCTTAAACCAGAAGTTGCGAGACTCCTCGTAATACTTCATAGCGACGGTAGCGTTTATGTTCCCGTACTTGTCTACGAGTCCCGGCACTACCTCACGCAGGAAGCCACCCATTTCTTGCTGTCCGTAGCCGGCCGCCACCTTGAGGGCGGAGCCGGCCTCGTCGGCGAGGAGTTGGTTTACCGCGTCTAGTGCGGCCTGATTTTGGCGCGCTAGTTCGTACTTGTAGCGTTCGTAGGTAACTTCCCTACCGTTCCACTCGTACCTTTTAGTTTGGGTTGCCACCGGTTACGGTCCTCGCGGCGTTAGCCAGATCAGTTACGAAAGCGGTTGCGTTCGCTACGTTGCGCTCGGTCATAAGCAACTGTTTGTCGGAGTCCGAAAGACCGATACGGTTTAGTACGATCTCGGAGTCTGCCGGCAAAATGTTCGCCTGTACCAACTTGGTTACCTCGTCGGCCGCGGCGGCTCGAGTCGGAGTTGCCGCGTCGCGCCAAATAGCGCGGAGGTTCGAGGCCTCGGCAGGGATCTCGCCGTCTCGGACGAGGAGAGCCAACTTCGCTACCTCGCTCCAAGTACGCCCGAACTGACGTTGCCGGCGTTCTGCGCGCTTAACCAAGCGGGCCTCCATTTGACGGATAGCGTCGGCGCTCGCCGGGTTATCGGTCTGGAAGCCAAGGTAAGACGCAGGGATAGCGGTCTCGGCGGCTATCAGTTGCGCATATTGGCGGATCTGCTCGAAGTACGGTGCCGGTGAGTTGGCGGTGAACTGGCCAACCTGCGGCATTACGCCCTCGTCCTCATTATAGGGGACTCCCAAGACGCGGCCCTGAATGACACTCCAAGGGTTTAGCGGGTTGCCGTCCGAGTCTAGGAACATATCCTGCGGTGCGCCCAAGATGTAGCGTTGCGGCGCGGAATAGAACTCTCGAGCGACCTCTGCTCCGAGGAGGGTACGCATAGCCGAGTCGGTGTAGGAGCGTACGGCCTTAGTGATCTCCGAGCGGCCGTCTGGATCTCCGGAGCGCGGGTTGTTAATCAGAGGGGAGACTGGTACTCGTCCGAGGTTGTGGACGTCGCGGGCGATCTCTACGTAGGTGCGGTCGTAGGTCTCGAAGTAGATGGTCTCGTTAGCGAGGTACAGGGAGCCGCCTACGATGTCGCCGGCAGACTCGCGGTTTAGGAGGATCGCGGCCGAGATACGGCGGGAGCGTAGGTCGTAGATCGCGGTCGCCTTTTTAGGAGACTCGATAGTAATGAGCGGGTCGGCTTCGCCGTCCATGCCGCGGCCCACGAATACGAAGCCCTTGCCGTAGATAAGTGCGTCCTTGTGTCCGAGGGAGGACTCGAGGTCCAACTCGTTAGCGCGGTAAATGTCGTTAAGGCCGAACGAGTCGTTAATGTAGCCTTCGAAGTCGAGGCGCTCCTCGAGGACGTCTACTGCGGTACCGGCCCACCCGACGACGGAGTCCACTAACTTTAGGGCCGGCGGGATCGAGATACCTAGATCCTTGAGGCGGTTCTTACCCTCGTAGTAGCACTCGAGTTCGCTGTTCTTGGCGTCATGGTGGCGCACCTTTTTTACGAGCGCGTCGATTAGCGCGAGTTCGTCGCTAGATAGACTCATAGAATAATCGCCCTTCGGGTCGTGTTTTGCTTGCGGTCCTTGGTTGCGTGTCGTGCGCCGTTCGCTAGGACCGCGCAGGCGAGAAGGTCTACCTTGCGAGGAGACGCTTTCTTTTCTTTTCTAAAACTACCGGCTTCGGTGGCTACTGCGTTTAATACGTGGCGTGTCAAACGCGAGTCTCCGGGGTGGCCGATCTCTCCGGCGACGATGTCCGCGAGGAACTGTTGCGCCATAGGTGCGATACGGTGGTTAGTCGGGGGAATACGCTCTACTCGTCGCTTCCACCTTTTAGACCACTCTAAGACGTCCGGCTCGTAAAACGACGGATCACACCAAACCATTCTAACGTCGTACTGGTCGAATAGACGCTCGATAGCGGCGTTTACGTCCGCTCGGTCTACTGTCCACTCGGGGTCCGAAGGATCTGGCTCCCAGACGGCGTGTACGGCTAATAGGCCGGTGTTTACGTCCTGTATAACGATACCCGTCGCGTCTCCGCTTACCGAGCCGTCGAAGCCGGCTACAACCGTCGCTCCTCGAGGGATACTCGACTCTCGTCGGGCCTGCTCCCAGAAGTACGGGGAGATAAAGTCCTCGCCGGCCAGTCGTACCCATTGGTTTAGGCGGAACCGCTGGAACGCGGCAAAGCCGGCAGATCCGGCCGAAGCGATCGCGGCCTCGAAGTCTCCGTAGTCGAGGAGGCCCTCGGCTAGGTTCGGGTTGGCGATACGCCACGTCTCCGGGTCCGTAGGGTCGGCCTCCTGCGAGGCTTCCCACCACCAGAACCCAAAGGACGGGTCCTCGGTCTCTCCGGCCGCTACGCGGCGTCCATGCTCGTACAGACGGCCTAGTAGCGTGTCCGTCGTTCCGCCGGCGGTAGTGATACCTACGACCAGAGACTCGGGACGGTCGGCCGAACCCGTAGTAAGTGCCTCCCAAAGTTCGTCGCCTCGAGAGTTCGACGGAGAGGAAGGCCAAGCGTGTAACTCGTCTGCTACGACGAGGGACGGGCCGAGACCATGCGCTCGAGCCGCGTCGGCCGAGAGAGCGCGATAGACCGAACCCTTAGCCGGAACCTCGAGAGCGTCCCGGTAAACCTTGAAGTGTCGGGAGAGCGTAGGCGAGTTAATCACCTGCGCGCGAGCCTCACCGAAAACTATTTTGGCCTGTTGGCGATCCGAAGCCGCGGAGTAGACCTGCGCTCCAGCCGGCCCATAGAGGGCGTGTTCCAGCGCGAGCGCGGAACCGAGCAAACTCTTACCCTGTTTACGTGGCAGGCCGATAACGGCCGTACGGTAGCGTAGGAGGCCCGTAACCGGGTCCGTTTCGTAGAGGCGGTTTATTAGCCACTTCTGCCAGTTCGTAAAGACCAGCGGCTCCCCAGATCTAAAACCTCGAGAGGCCTTTAAGAGGAGTTCGCTAAAGTCCGATACGTTATCGCCGCGCGTAGTGTCGCTCAAAGATGGAACACTATACGCCGGCTTCCACGCGCTATCTGGATCCGGTAGCGCGTTCATCGCGTCGCCTTTGGAGTTCGTCCAGTTCATCGCGTACCCGCACCTCGGCCAAACCGAGACGAGAGCGGTCCGAAGGACTAAAACCAATAGCCGCGAGCCAAGACGTAATCTGCGTCCGAAGTTCCTTCAACTGCGAAACATACGGGCTAGTTACGATACTGCCGTTAGCGTGAGTATAGACGCGCGGATACTCGCCCGAGTTAATCCCGGTGCGGAGCAGTTCCGCCTCGTCCTGCGCCTGACAAAGCAAGGTAATAATGGTGCGGTCGCTATCCGGACTAAGCCAAGACCGACCAGCCTCCCAAACATGAACCCAAAGCGCCAAACCCGCCGGCCCTAGATCGGGACTCGACGGTACGTTAGCCGAACCCGCGAGACCTTCACCCGGCAAGGGTGCAGTCTTGAGAGTCCGCTTGCCCGGGTTACCAGTAGCGCGTTTCTGCTCTACAGGCTTAGGGGGGCGTCCATTAGGTCTACCTGTTGCCATGCGGCTTATCTCCTAGTGTGCCATGCGGCTAAACGGCCATGCGGCCAAAAGATCGCTATACGTAAAGCATAGTCGAACAAACGTTCGGAATGGGGGTCCGGGTTTCGCGGAGAGGTGTGTCGGCTAATCGCGCCGAGGCTCTCTAGGGGCAGGGGGGAGGGGGTTCCCCCCGGGTTACGAACAGTTGTTCGAATAAGAGTTTGTGTTTCTTGTGACGGTTACCTGCGTCTGCGTATCCGGTCGCCGGCCTTGGCGTTGTGTCCCTCTTGGCTTGTCTTTGCTCGGTGGCAGTAGGGCGCTATGCGGTCGTGTACGGGTGCGAGGTTGTCTAGGTTGTGGTTGTCGCCTTGGACTATGTGGTCTACTGTGTCGGCGTTAGGTTCGCCGCATAGGTAGCAGATACCTTTATCTCGCTTCAAAACTATTAAACGTCTTGTTGGCCAGTCTTTAGGTAATCGTTGCTTCCTAGTAGATCCCTGCCATGCGGGCCGTTGGTGTAGGTCGCACCTGCCGTATCGTGTCGCGTACTCGTGGCACTCGGGGTCTAGGCATGGTGTAGGTGCGCGCATAAGGGGTTACCGGTACTCGGGTAGAGTTCTTGGTTTGGTCCTTTGTTTCTCTTGCGTCGGCCGGCTTGTTTGCAGGGGGACGGGTTTGTTTGCAGGGGACCGGGGGAACTTTGAACCGGGGGAGGGTTTAAAGATAAGAGGCCGGTAAAGGATAGATCGTGGCCACGTCTACCCACCGCTACAGTCTTAGACTGCCGTCCGGCTCATGCCCCTCGTGTAGGTATCGAACCCACCTCGGCAAGTTTTGGAGGCTCGCCTGTACCCTGTACCCGAGAGTCGCACTCGCCTAGGTGGTTGCCTAGAGCGAGGCGGGTAACGCAGTTCGCATATGCGGGCCTACGTCAAGCCTTGCTACTTCCCGACCCAGATCGGTCGAGCGCAATACGAGAGAGTCCCGAGGTTAGACTATGGCCGGTACTCCGGATCTCTAACCAAGTGCGGTTCTCTCATTAGCCGTTCGAGGTAGGCTCTATCCCTTTAGGGGAACGCACTCCGTACGGAGACTGTTCGAGTTCTACCTCTAGGCTAGTGGACGCGCTCGGGATCGAACCGAGGTACTAACGGTGTCCGACGTGCGGCTTTACCGTTAGGCGAGACCTACTCGCGCCCGAGGGAGTTTAGAACCCGCCAGCCTACCCCTCAACACGTCGCCGAAAGGCCGAAGGGCGTGGCGTACGTGGAGACTTCTAAACTATTCCCTATAGAGAGTAAAGGGGTTTTAGGTGGCGTTTGTATACGGGGGAGTGGTTCTTTTTTTCTAGGAGTCGGCTACCGAGGCGAGTAGTGGCCGGCACCCGCGTACGTGGATCCCTACCTGTCGGCTCTCTATAAAGATCTCGTAGGTCACGAACCCGAGGCGGATCTGCCGTAGAACGTACTGGTCTCCGAAGCGGTAGCGGCGCTTAGACACTTTGGCCCTCTTTCATTTTGGCGACGATGTCAAGGATAACGTCGTTCGGTACGTAGGTTGGTCGGGTGCGGTTCTGCTCGAGGCCTCGGCAGTCGAGGCATAGGCCGGCTCGCGCTGGATCCTTGGCTTCGAACTTCCTCTGATAGGTGGCGTCGATGTTGCGGCAGTATCCGCAACGTTTACAGGTGTGCGGGATAGTTCCGTCGTAAGTCATGTGCCGGCCTACTTCTCTAGGGAGTGAATGTAGGTGGCGAGCGACTCGACCTTGGCCGGCTTGAACCCGGACCAAACCTTCGTGTCGGTTGTGACGATGGGTGCCTGTATTAGTCCTCGCTCTTTGAAGTCGGCGAGCGCCTCGGCGTTCTTTGGGTCGGTGAGGTCCTCTACGGTGTAGACGATCCCGAGACGGTCCATTTGTTTCTTGGTCATGTTGCATTGGACGCATGATGGGGTAGTCCAAACAGTTACCGGTACCTTTGCCATGTTTATTCCTTTCCTCCCTTGATTACTCCCCAAATGGCCTCGCGCGGTTTACTAGCGACGTAGGCGTCTATCACTTCTACCAGTCCGGCGAAACTTAGAGCCTTGAACTCCTCGGCCTTCGCTGGATCCAGAATGGCGCTCTCGATAAGGTCTGCCATGATTACTACCTTTTTACTTTCGTTTTCCTCGGCAAAGAACCGGAGGACGTCGCGGGAGGGTAGTTCGTTCCAACTGATCGCCTCGGCTTCGAAGTCGCCGGTCTTGATCTTTACGACCTTCATGCGTCGGGCCATTCCTTGTCTAGGACCATGAGCGCGATAATGCAGTAGTTGGCGGCGTCTAGGAACGAGTCGTAGAGGCTTTCGTGTTCGGGTTCTGCTCCGGAGTCGAGGAGGTGGTTTATTCTGGCTAACTTGTCGTGTAGGCGGACTCGTAGGCCGTTTAGAGCGCCTCCGGGTGCGTTAGCGATGTTTGTAGGCCCGTAGTCGCGGTGTTTGGAAAGTAGGAGGGAGTGTGCCTGCTCGAACTTTAGGTAGAGGTTTGCCTCGAAGCGGTCTTGATCTATCACTTGGTGAGTTCCTTCTGTAGTGCCTCGTAGGCGGTTGTGGCGGTCTTGTCACGTGCGCCGGCGGTGTAGCGTCCGGCATTGAAGTAGAGGCGCTCGCGGGTCTCTTGGTCCTTGGCTTCGACGTGGCGACGCTTACAGGCCTTCGGTACGTAGACGTACTGGACTTGGGCCGGCTTGTCCTCTCGTCGGGTGACTGCGTAGCGTTCCATTTCTAGGGACGCGAGCCATTCCTCGCGGGTAGGTTTCTGGCTCATAGGGATCCGGTCATTAGGTAGCGGAGGGCGCGTTCGTAGGTGACGTCGAGGGACTTGGCTAGGATTTTCATTTCCCGCTTCATTACGCGCTCGGTGTCGGGGGTTGCCTCGCATAGGTAGTCGATTAGGGCGCGGCGGGCGTTGTAGATCGCGTCTCGCATGGGGTCTACTGGAGTTACGGTGGTCATGCGCGTACCCATAGGATCGAGAGGCGTCCGGACTCTGTCTTGTCGCGGCCGAGGGAGTCCTCTACGAAGCCTTCCCGGACGAGTTCGGCTCGGCGGCTTCGGATACCGCTCTCGGAGGCGAACTTAGGGCCGTAGGTGGCTCGTAGGGTGCGGATAAGGTCCTCGTCGGTCATGGCGACCTGTAGGGCGTCGATGATGGCACGCTTTACCGGTGTTATGTGGATTACCGAGGCGGCGGCGTCGTGTGACGTCTGCGGGTCGGTGAGTCGTGCGACTGGCATTAGTTGTTCCCCCTTCGGATAGCCATGGTCGCGGTAATGGCGACGAAGGCGCTTGTGAGTGCGATGGCCCAGTAGTAGGGCTTGTCGAAGTTCTCGATCTGGATAGAGGCGAAACTGATTACGCCTACGAATAGGAGTGCCTTCTCTACCTTGCTCATGTTCTTACCTCCTCGAGGGCCGCTTACGCGGCCTCTCCCTCTCGGCGCATGAGTTCGGCGGTAATGGCCTTAGACTCCTCGCGGTAGATCGAGGTAAACAACTCGCGGTCCTTGCGGCTCATGTTGCGGTTGTGCCATTGAGTGAGAGCGCGGAGGTTACGGGTAATCTCGGCGTCGCGGGCCTCGAGTTCTGCGGTTGTCTTGTTTTCTACGTTCATTCTGTTTTCCCTATCTTTCTACCGGTTTACCCGGTATTTAAAACATTAGTAGCACTAATAGGGAAAATGCAAACTCTATTTATTACGAGTTTGTAACGGTCGGCTTTATGTGAATGTCTGCGCCGATCGGCCGGCCAACTGCGTAGCGTTTCTCGGCGTGTAGTCGGACTACCCTCGAGTCGTCCGCGAGGCAACCGCCTTGGACGAGGCCGTCCAGCGTAGAGCGGCATAACTTGTCGATGTCGGGGGGAACGGTCGGGAGGAGACGCTTTACGCTCGAAGGCTTCGGCAGGTAGAAAACGATGTGGACGTCTACTGGCTCGTCGAACACGATTACTTCTTGACGATCGTTCCAGTAGTGTTTCACCGCGAGGGCGATGGCCGAACGCCAAGGCGCTACCTTTTTGGACGCCTCGATCATTCGACCACCGCCTACGTGTCTCTTGCTTCCCTGCGGTCCCGGCTCCACGTCGTAAACGAATAGGAGGACTTCGTTAGTCACGTGCGGCCTGCCACCCGGCTATAGCGCCTAACGTCGCGTAGTAGACGCCGAGGAGCAACTGGACCAGCGCCAACCAAGAAACGTCGATCTGCGTAGAGCCGGCGACGAGTACCAGCGACATTAGGAAGCAAAAGAACGCGGCACCCATTTTTAGAAGGGAGCGTCGTCTACTGCGGTCCAGCCGCTAGGAACGTTAGGGCGGGTAGGGGCCGGTGCGGTTGCCTGCTCCTCGCGCTCGTAACGGCTTACGTGAGTAGCGCGGACCTTGAGGCCGATGTCCAAGGTTCCGTCCTTGCGGGTAAACGGCTTTCCCTTGCTAAAGTAGCCGGTTACGACGATCTGGTCGTCCTTGGCTAGGTTGCCGGTCATTACGTCGGTCGGAATAGTTACGTCCCAGTAGTTCCGGCCGATAGTTTCCCACTCGCCGTCCGGGTTCTTGGCGCGGATCGACTCCGAGACGGTAAAGACTCGACCCCAGTCGAACTCTTTGATCTCGTTTAGCCACCCGGTAACGGTAATAGTTGCGGTCATTTGGTTTTCCTTTTCCCTTGTTTGTTTTAGTTTACGGTTTTCTTGAAGCACTCTCGGCAAGACAC